GCAACGAAGAGCCAGAATCCTAAGATGCTGGAAGAGCTGCGAAAAGAGCAGGCGTACTACTATCCCGTAGCATGGTCCGATGATGACTTTGAGCCAGTGACGGCTGCCATCGATACGCTTTTCACGACGCTAGGATGGATGCGATGATACAAGAATTGCTCGCCCGTGGATTGACCGAAGAAGAAATCATCAAAATCTATGTAGAGCAGCTTGGCTTTACTGAGTCGGCGGCGCGTGAACTGTATGCTATCGAAACCGGCGAAATTGACGGCGATGTGATTGAGGTAAGCGCTGATGAACCTGTCAATCCGGATTGACGATAGTGAGGTGCGCGACCTCATCAACCGCGCACCGGCCAAACTGAGCGACGCCATGCTGGGCGGCATGAATGACGCTACAGCGCTTGTGTTGCGGGAACTAAAGACCTACCCGCCACCGCCGCCGAATAGCACCTACAAACGCACACGGTCGCTGTCTAATTCGTGGCACAAGGAAATCGAGGGAAGCGGCTTGCAGATTCGGGGCATTGTGGGCAGCAATCAGAACATTGCGCCTTACAATCGCTGGGTGCAGGATGAAGATGTGCAAGCAGAGGTACACCGGGGGCGCTGGCAAACAGCACAGGATGTGTTGCAGCGCAATGAACAGAACATTAGGGGCATGTTTAGTGCAAGAGTGAGGGCAGCCTTAGGATGAACGAAGTAACCGCAATCGGTGAATACGTTGACAGAAAACGCACTTTGCCCAGACGGGTACTTGACCTCTCATTGCGCCTATCATCGTTGACACCGGGGCGGTATGTGTTTGTGGTGGAAGTGGCACCAGACAAACAACTAACTTACGAAGAAGCAGCGTTACCCTGTAGACAAAATAGCAAACTTGTGCTAGACTAACTTTTATGTTACCGAATCTTTTACAGCCAAAACAACGTCAAGTAGAGGTAGAATGTAAGCAGTGTAAGCGCTCTGTGAAACTTGAGCGCTGCACCAAGCAACGCAAGCTCAGTCATGATGTGGTAGACATCGGTATCCTTTGCCCACATTGCGATAACTGGACACACTCTTTTTACGAGACAAGCCAGGTGAAACGGCTCAGGGCGCAACTGAATGCGGTCAAGGCCAAAGCCGGGGTGACACCCGAGGAAATCAGAGCGGCACAGGCGTTCTTTGAAGCAGGGTTCAGAATTGAACAAGATCGGGTGAAGGCAAGTTCGACAACGTAATATCATGCGGCGGTGTGGAGTGACACACAGTCGGCAATAGGATTGAATAACTCAACGGTTAGAGTGGTTGGCAGTTTGCTTGGTTCGACTCCATAGCTGCCTATTGCTGGGGCCAACAGTCGGTATCAAATCCGGCCCGCATGAATATATAACCAAATAGCGTCATGACGGCGTGAAACGTAGACACACGGCGGCCATGTGAGGAGAAATCCTCACATGGCCGCCGTTTTTATTTTCCACCTGGAGCCGACAATGGCCGATGACTACGGGCGTCCGACTACCAAGAAGGGCGATAAAAAGAATAAGTATCCTTTTGATAAAAAGAAAGGCAAGTAGGGCGAGATGCTCATCAACAAATGGGACTGGCGTGATGCCGGAATCTTTTTCGATGCTGATCAGGGATCTGGCAGTGGCGAAAATGGCACTGATTCAAACGGTGGCACAACTTCACCGGAGGAAATCAAGGCCGAACTAGAACGCACACGGGCAGCGCTCAAGGCTGCCAACAAAGAAGCGGCTGACCGGCGCAAGAAGTTGGATGACATCGAAGCGCAAGCAACCGCACGCAAAGAGCAGGAGTTGACAGAAGCGCAGAAGGCGGCGGCCCGTGCTGAAAAAGCTGAACAAGCTTTGCAGGCGCTAGAGGCTCGCCATCGCTCCACAACGATTAACAGCGCCATTCGCTTGGCAGCACGCACGGCGGGCCTTGTTGATCCGGAGGATGCGGTGGCCCTGTTGGACCGGACGGGCCTGGACATTGACGACAACGACAATGTGCCCGGCGTGGAAACAGCAATCAAGGCATTGACCAAAGCCAAGCCCCATTTGTTGAACACTAAGCCCACGGCGCCCAACATCAACGCCAACAGTGGCGGTCAACCTGCTCCTATCACGACGGATACCGTCATTGCCCAGAAACGGCAAAGCGGTATGTACGCACCTCTATAGGAGATTGACACATGGCTTTAGTAACACGTAGCGCAAACGCCGGCATGGATGCGTCCACCGGCATGTTTGCGCCTCAGATCACCGGCTTGATTGCCGGGGAAGCGCTCGATGTGGCGGCCCCTTGCTACATCAAGAGCAGTGACGGCAAGGTGTATATGTCGAACGGCACAGCGGCCACAGAACCGGCTGAGGTCGTCGGCTTCACCCCACGGGCGGCCAAGGCGGGGCAGGCGATCACCTTGTTTGGCAAGGGCGTTCGCTTCCACTACGGATCAGGCCTGACCCCAGGCGATAAGCTGTACATCGGGGCGACCGCTGGACGGCTCGACACCGGCGCGACTACCGGCGATGCCTTAGGTGTAGCGCAGGTTATCACCGCCACCGACATTCGTATCATTCGGGATTCTCACTAATCGGAGGGCTGAGAAATGACGACAGGTACACATGATATTTCGACCCTCCTGGCAACCCGCAATCAATCGGTTGCGCAGTTTGGGTTGAACAACATTGTTCCCATTTTGGAACGGGAATTGGCGGCGCACAATGCGCTGGTCACGGGCTTTGTCTCTGACCTTGCCGAGTTCACCACCGACCGCCAACGGAAGTATGGCGTATCGGTTGCTGGCGACATGGAAGAGGTTGACGAGTACGGCCGTAGTCGGACGCAGGTCGGCAAGCCGGGGGATACTGTGGGCTTTCCGCTCAAGCTCTATCAATTCGCCATCGGCTGGACACGCAAGTGGTTTGAGAACAAAACCCCGGCTGACCTGGCCATTGCGACCCAATCCGCCGAGCGTGCGCACCTCCGGGCGCTCATGCGTGACATCAAGCGCGCCTTCATGTACAGCGCCAACTACACCTTCACCGACTTCTTGGTCGATAACGTAGATTTGGCCGTGAAGCGCTTGGTCAATGCGGACAGTGCCAATATCCCTGAAGGGCCAAACAACGAAACCTTTGATGGGGCAACCCATACCCACTACCTGGCGCGCGCCGGTGGCTCTTTGGCGGCTTCTGACGTGACCGGGGCCATTAATACACTGGTAGAACACGACAACGGCAAGATGGTCAAGATGGCTATCAACAAGACTGACGAAACCACGGTTCGGGGCTTATCCGGCTTTACCGGCTATCCTGACCCGCGCATTGTCTACCGCAACACTGACACCCCTGGCACCACCCTGGACATTACGCGCCTGGACAATCGGGCCATCGGGATCTTTGGCGGCGCTGAAGTGTGGGTCAAACCGTGGATGCCTGCCAACTACACTTTTCTGTGGGATGCGGCCAGTGATAAGCCGGTCATCATTCGCCAACGGGCCAACGGCACCCAGCCGGGATTACGCATTGCCGGCGAGAATGACGCTTTCCCGCTCCATGCGCAATATATGGAAGCGGAGTTTGGCGCAGCGGTCTGGAATCGTACCAATGGGGCCATGCTCTATTTTGGCAACACTTCTTACGCAGATCCGACCTTGAACTAAGTCCGCAACGGATAGCACATCCGATAAGGGAGAACCGACATGACGGAAACCATTCCAGGCGGCTGCTACAAAGACGCCACAGGCGACGGCTACCACGATGCGAACGGCAACCCCGTGAGCAAAGAGAACGTGGAAAAGTTCTTAGCCATGCGTGCTGTAGCCGCTGACCAACAGGCGCGACTTGATGCGCAACTGGCAGCGCAAAATCTCACCCCGGCGCAAATGCTGGCGGCGCTACTTGCCACTCAGCAAGTAGCGACCAACGACGATGCGCCCGCAAAGGCCAAAAAGTAATGTACGGCAGCATTGACGGGATCATGGCCCTTGCCCCAGCGGTGGGTACTATCGACAACGATAGCACGCCCAACACAGGGCAGGTGGAAGAGTGGCTCGCTGAAGGCGCGGCACTAATTCACGGTGCGCTGGCGGGGGCCGGTTATGCCGTCCCCGCTGCACGCACAGCGGCTGTCTACCCGTCGCTGCGTGCGCTCAACAACCTGTATGCAGCGGCGTACACGTTGCGCGCCCGGGGGCTTGATGTGGTGCAAGGTCGAGAGGAAACCCGGTCAGAGATTTACCTGAAAGACTTCTTTGACCGGCTCAAGATTCTCGCAGGGCAAGACCTCACCGGAATGGGCCTGACGCTGCGCACATCACCAAGCGTTGCGACACGGCGGGGTGTGCGCTCTATGCAGCTACGCAGAGTAGACGGCTACAGCGCAGCGTACAGCGGCCTGACCGATGAACCGGACGGCGTGAGCGAATGACCACTGTTACCCAGATTAAGCAGGCGCTCAAGGCTTTGCTTTCCACGATCACCGACGTGGACAGAGCAACCATTGACCACTACTTGCCACCGGTGGAAACCAAGCACATTGCCCTGGTCATTCCCCCGTTTGGTCAGCAGACCAGAACCGAGGTCTTGACCACCGGAGGCTCTAAGTTTGTACCAGAGTCCAAGACGGTCATGGAAAGCTTGCGCATCCGCTGCGAGTTCTGGGTAAAGCTGGATTCGGCCAGAGTCGCTTACTGCCTAAGCCGTGCCTCCGACATCCCGAAAGAGGCCATTGCGTTGCTACTCGCTCACCCCACGCTCAACGGCACGGTGGACAGGGTGGGTAACTTTGGCAGCGGTTCAGACCGACAATCAATCGACGCGGAAACGATAGATAGGCCGATTGAGATAGCGGGTATCCCGTACATTGTAGTATCGGTAATTGTGCCTGTCATCGCTTATGCAAAGGAAGACTAGCATGGCAAAGAAGAAAGAAGAAGTAATCCACACACAGGATTACATTTGCCTCGTAACTATCAGTTCGTTGGACGGCAACGAGCGCTGGACACCTGGCAGCAAAATTGCGCTGACCGATGAAGCGGCGGCGATTCATTTGCGCCTGGGCAACGTGGCGCCGTTAGACAACACCAACCCGCCCACGGATGAAGTAGGACCGGCGATCGTGATTCACACCGCCGAATCGACGGCAGAAGTGAAGGCTGACTAATGGCAACATTGACATCAGTGAAACCAACCTTCGCCGGGGTACTGTTGGGCGCTGTGGCCGCAGACGGTGGCGGTGACAAGTTCTTGAACGATGGCAACGTGCTGCTCTATGTCAAAAACGGCAGCGGCGTTTCCATCAATGTGACCGTCGTCGCATCGGGCGCGCCAGGTGGCTTGACTATCACCAATCCGGTGATTGCCGTTGCCGCCGGCGCAGAGAAGATCATCGGGCCGTTTGACCCGAAGTACTTCAACGATGCGTCAGGCTTTGTGAACTTAACCTATAGCGCTGTCACCTCTGTGACGGTCTCTGTAATTCAGGAGTATTGATATGGCACAAACAACAGGAGCCATCGGGCAGGGGCTGTTCGTGGCGGAGGTGTCCACCAACGGTTCATCTTGGACCAACATCAGCGGCCAAGCGGCCCAGGTCACGCCCAGCGGCGGTGATCAGCTCACGGGCAGTCAGAACACCGCTGACGGCAGTGCGCCGGTCGTGGTCGGCAGCAACAAGACCGAAGCGGTACAGGCTGAAGTGCGCATCCTCTACACCGAGGTCAGCGGCGAAGCGTTCCGCATCGTCAAGGCGCAATTCGACGGGGCCAACAAGGTCATTTACTTCCGCTATGCGCCCAAAGGTACCGGCACGGGTAACAAGCGTTATTTGGCGGCAGATAATGCCAACAACGCCTTCCCCTGCCCTATCGTTTCGTGTATGCCGCCTGACCTGGACGCCGGTAGCGGCGATCCGGCAATGGCCAGCTTTACTATCATCTTCCCCAAATGGTACGAGGAGACCTTACCGTAATGAGCGAAGTTATTGCCGGCGAGATTGTCCCAATCGACGATGAGGTCGAAACCGAAGATAGCTATCAGGTTGATGTGAACCTGAAGCGCATGACCTGGGGCGACAACATGATTCATGTGCGCTTCATGCTGCTCACGGAGACGATTGGCGATACCTCAGACGATGCTGACCCTAAGGCGCGCATGGCGGCGCTCAAGGAGTTGCTGGAAGGCTTTGACGAGCTTACCGCCTATCTGAACCGTGTTGCCAAGGTCAAGAAAAATGGCGTGCGGATTCATATAAAGGATGTGCCGCAGGCGTTCATCCCTGATGTCATGGCGTCCATCGCAGCAGCCCAGAAGAGCAACCGCACGGCAAAAAACTGAGAGCGGCATTGCTGGCGCATCTTTGGACCGGCGGGGCAATGCCGCCCGAATACTTGGAGATGCAACTGTGTAGGGAGTTCCATGTACTTCCTTCGCAGTTGCGAAAAGAGCCAATATCTAATGTCCAACGGATATTGACCATGATGGACGTAGAGGCGAAGGTTGCCGATATGAAAAAGAAGTCACGCAATGGCCGATAACCTAAAGATTGTCATTGATGGTGAAAACAAAAGCGGCAACGCATTCAACAGTGCCGAGAAGGGCATCGACAGTCTGCACGGCGCCGCTGGCAACCTGCAAGCCAAGGCGCTGGGGCCGCTCAACAACATGATGGGCAACGTGCTGAAGCTCAGTGCGGGGGCGCTTGCGGCTGGCATTGGCGGTCTGACGGCCGTCATTGGCAGCAGCGTCAAGGCCAGCATGGACA